CAGGGTCTTGGGTTTAAAGACATCAACATGCTTAGTACGATGGGCGGTCAAGAGCAGACGCAGCAACAAGCCATTCTTGATGCTACCCGTCAAAATCAATACCAGAACGTTATGGCTCCGTATCAGCAGCTTGGGTTCTACTCGGACATTTATCAGGGCATGCCCACGGCGCAGCAGACATTCTCGCAGCAGCAACAACCAAGCCCGAGTGCGATCTCTCAGATCGGTGGCCTTGGCTTAGGTCTGTACGGCTTGCAACAGTCAGGCATGTTTGGAGGTTCGCAATGAATGTATTAAACCGGAACATGTTCAGAAACCGTGACTCTCGAAACAGGCTGGCGCAGATGGGCGGTATTCTTAGCTCGTCACCGGAGCTACAGGAAACAGCCATGACGTTTGCCAACGGTGGTGGTGCTGACTTGCCGGATTACATTATTAATGTTCCGGGTCTTACGGATGTAGGTGAGTATCTGCGGATTAGTTCTGCCACTCTTGAGAAGCTAAACAACGCTGTGCCTGAGATCATGGCTAACGCTCGTATGGTTTCTCCTGTTGAGATGGTTATTTCTGAGGGCTTTAGCAGTCTTGTAGCTAACGCACGACCCGGAGATGCGTTGGTTGGAACTCGGGTTAATAGACTTCGGGAGCAACTCGCAGCATCTGATCCCTCTCGTGTGCCTATTCCTCCTGAGACAGCGCAGATTAGTTCCGCTGCAGATGAGTTTGCAAAGTCCAGAACTGTTCGTGACGCTATACGTGAGCAGCTTGCTGGAACGTATTCTAAAAACCTTGCTGGCGGCACTGACGAGTCTAGTCTTGAGACTTTAATTCGAGAAAACATGCCAGCTTCTCAAACAGAAAAAATATCTGGAGACCCTTACGTTGGGGATGTCGTTGCTGATGACCGCATTAGGGTTAGACCTCGTGAGAATATTGGCGGTGGTATAGAAGCGCAGGATGCAGCTAACTTTGAAAAAGAAAAGATTAGTGCTGCTTTAATTGAAAGCCTAGCGCCTAACAATGCACAGGGACAACCCGGAGGTATTCTTGGTGCAAAGTATCCTGAAGGCAGGGGGTCTTATTCCACGAGTATTGCGGAGGCTCTTTTAAACAGCGATCCTTTCAGCGGTGAGTTGTCTCCGTCACAGATAGCCCGTAATCAAGAAACGCTTAGGAACACGTTAAGACGGGAAGAGATTGCGCAGCAACGGGCTGATATAGCCGAGGCTGGGAGAATAGCACAAGATGCAGCGGACACACGCGAGGCGTTTAGTGTTCCGCTTGAGTCAGGCATAGCGAAGGCTGTTGTTCCGAAAAGTGTGTTGAGTAGTGAACAAAACGCTGTCCTTAACGCCATTGATGAGTTTAGTCTCCCGTCTAAAAATGAACGGGTGGTTCCAACAAGTGAGGCTGTTGTTCCGGAAAGTGTATTGAGTAGTGAACAGCTAGCTGTCCTTAACGCTATTGATAAGTTTAGTCTCCCCTCCAGTACTAAGCAGGTGGTTAAATCTCCTGCTGAAGAATTAATTGGTGTTTCCGGTCCGTTGCCCGAAGCATTTACTGGGACTGAAACGGAGAACAGGGCCGCTGATGCTGCGAACGCTATTGCTGCATTAACTGGGACGGCAAAGCCTGAAGTGGTTGTTCCAAAGTCTGTTCCAACTACTGAAAGCAGATTATCCGATGTTGAAAATGCAACAGCAATTAGAAATGCGGCATTAGAAACGTTTATAAAGCCAGATGTAACGGAGAGTTCCGCCATTAAACCCACCTCGGATGTTCCTGCAGGGGTCGTAGGAGCAAAGGTTGAAACAGTGGTCCCTGAAGTGGTCGAAACAGCGAAGCCTGAAAATAAAAAAGGTCATCCGCTTTATGGAACGTTGCCTCCTTTTTTAACCAATACATTAGATGCTATCGCAGAAACTACTGGAGTAGATATAAGAAAAATAGGCGATGGCGCTCTATCTAACCCACTTTATGGTGATGTTGATCAAGAAATAGCTGACGCAACGGATAAGGTGGTTCGTATTATTCAAGGCAGGGATGTAAAAGGTGTTTCTAAATCGGTTGGAGACGCGGACCAACAACTAGCCGAGGAACAAGTCTCCGCGCAAGACTCGGCTGATGATTTGTTGAAAGAACTTTCTGTGGAAAGGGCTGCTAACCAACAAGAACAGCGTCAGGTAGAAATAGAAGAGGAAGGAGACAGAAAGGTTGTCTCACCTCCTGCGGCCCCTAAAATCGCACCAACGGTTACAGAAAAAATTAACTCGTTGGGTGGTGAATCAGGCATGGGCAATAATATTGCTGGTGACGGCAGCATTGCAGACTTAACCAAGGGTTATGTAAAACTCTTGAAAGATTTGCTTGGAGAGTCGGATGAGGACAAGGCTGCGCGTAAGGGCGAGTTGTTCATGCTTATGGGTGCGGCGTTGATGTCGGGCAAGTCTTCGAATGCCCTGACCAATATCGGTGGTGCCTTGCAGATCGGTGCTAAGGCCGCGATCCAAGACCGCGTTACCCGCAAGAAGCGTGATGACACCATCGGTCTCAAAGGCTTTGAGATGGCTGCAGACCGTATTGCGAAACGTGAAGCTACAGCAGATAAAATAGCCGCTGAAAACAGGGCCTTTACAAAAGACAAACTTCTGCTTGTAGAAAGATTAAAGAACTCAAAAGATTTAGCAGAATTTAATTCGTTACTTGGCAATACCTATATAAAGTCAGGGCCATATAAATCTTTACTGTCTGAGTACAAACAAGCTAGAGAAACGTTTGATGATCTTGGCTCTGATATAAGCAAAGAAGATAGGGAGCTTGGGTTCGCTAATTACTTTACAAAACGTATGCTTCAGTCTGGTTATGATCCCTTAGACGTACAGACGTTTAATCTTTACCAAGGTCGGAGTAGCCTACCAACAGGAACAGGTGGCGGTGGTGGTCAAAAACGAGATTTATCTGTAATTACAAAGGACGATGATTAATCAATGGCTTCTTTTAGAGAGTTAGAGTCTGCCGCTTTTGCTGCCTTTGATGCCGGAGATAAAGAACGCTCAATTTAAAAGAAGACGCGCTTCAGGCCAATCAGTTTGAAGATTTGAAGTCACAAGCTCTCTCCGCTTTTAACTCAGGAGATAAAGACTTGGCCCTAAAGCTAAAGGACCAAGCTCTTTCTATCCAAAAGGGCATGACCGAATCTGCTTTCACCGGAATAGGTCGTGGCATCAAGGCCGCTCCTGTAACAATGGCCCAAGGGTTGTTGGAGATCGGGGCCGCTGGCATAGATGCATCCATAGGTTCTGACTACTCTCGTAGTGTGACTGAATCCTTTGAAGAGTTTAAGAAAAACAACGACCTCAACCCTAACACCGCTGCGGGAGAAATCACTGAGGAGATCGTGGCCTTTGGCTTGGGGTTTATTCCCATTGCTGGCTGGCTTGGTCGTGCGGGTTCCGTTGCCAAAGCAGGGCGCATTGCTAGACCATCGAAGAGCAGGTTTCTAAAATCTGCAGAGTCGTTTGGTAATAGCGCAGCGGGTCGTGCTATGCTTAAAAACAGGAAGAGGTTAGCTGGAACACCGGCACTGGCTGCGGTTGGATATGAAACTCTAATAACGCCCGATGGTCGCGCTACATTGTCGGACTCCTTTGATGTGTTTCCCGATTTCCTAAAGACCGAAGAGGACATCAACCTGTCAGGCAGTGCAGAAGGCGGACGCAAGCTGCGCAATAAACTTCGCAGCGGCTTTGAAGCAGGGGCCTTTAGCCTTGGCTTTGACATAGCTCTGCCCGTGGTGGGCGGTGTGGCAAGAGGCATTGGTGCAACTCCCGTTCTAGGTGACGGCATCTCGGCCCTTGCTCGTGGTACAAACAACGCCTTCGGCTTGGCGTTTAACTACCTTGGTAACACGGTGGTGGGAGAGAAGATTGGCAGGGGGTACAACAAATACCTTACGGCTTCCGGTGGCGTTGATGCCAAGCTCTTTGAGGGGCAGGAAGACACGATAGCCATGAACCAAACTGCTCGGTCCTTGGCTGTTTCTTACTTTGATAAGTTTGATAAAGAGGTTTCTAAGTTTATCGGTAAGACTGTTCGCCCCGGAAAGAAAAAGAGAGAGATAGCCGTAGCCCGAAAAAGTTTAGAGGATTATTTAAACGGGAAAAACCCTGCCGCGTTTGACGGGTATAACGCGGAGGTCAAAGCCTCTGCGAAACGTATGCTTGACTTAAACGTAGAGCATCAAGACAGGATACTCGTAGAGGTTGAGTCAGAAATAGACCGCCTGTCTGAGATGGTCTCATCGGATGTTCCAGTAGGAGACATGCCCACTGGGATGTCTTTACAAAAGTTGCGGCTAGAGAAAGTTCGTGACACTATTAGGGGAAACCTAACTGCAAACGAGCAGATGCAAACGGCCTATCTTCGGCGCAGGTTTGACGTTCACGAGAACCCGTTGTCCTTTTACAAGAACGGGGTAGACGAGAGCGGGGAGGACTTTGCTCAAGGGTTGAGAGACATTGAGCATTTTATTCGGCAAGCTCCGGAAGAGTTTGGAACTACCGCTGATCCTGCGGCGGTGAGCAGCACGGCTCGTAACGTGTTGTATGAAATCTTGGGGTTAAGCGGCGTTAAAGAAGGCATGTCGGTAAACGATGCCATGAAACAAAAAGTTCTGGCGTTAAAGACTGCTCGTAACAACTACGTTTTGCCCGGATCATCGAAAGTTGATCTGGCTAGTGATATGTTTATCGAACGTAAAGCTTTGATTGATACGTCCCCCTCGCTTCAAAAACTTATGGGCATGCGAAACGATGTAAAAGAAAGCTACGTCAATACCATAGATGACTTGTCTCGAACCGTGGGTGGTCTCAAGTTCTATCGTGACTCCGCAAAGAATGTTGCGGACGGTGGCCTGACTATGTTTGAGGACGCAGGTATGTCGGCTCTTGCAAATGGCGGTCGCCCAACATTCATTCGGTTGAATAGTTCTCCCGATGATATGATTGGTGCAGAGTTAACGCCTGTTGGTTCTACGGCTCGTGTTTCAAAGGACCGCGCACAAACGTTGACTGATCTGGGGTACGTGAGCCTTGGTCAGCAAAACCCTAATCAAGTATTTCAGGGAAACTTCGGGGACTTATCGGGGGTCTATGCTGCTCCAGAAGTCTACAGTGCAATCACAACTCCGGGGCGTTTAGGTCAGACTGTGTTGAATGAAGCGGCTGCTCTTGCGGTTCAGGCCAAGGGCTTGTCGCAGAAGATGGCTATCATTCCAAACCCGTTGTCGCAGGTCCGAAACATCTTGGGCAACATTCAAATGATTGGTGCGCAGGGGCTGCTTGGTAGAGACTTGGACTTCTTTGACACGTTCGCCATGCATGCCGCCAACATGAGTAACTTGGATGACGAGGGCATGAAGAGCATGACCCAACTCATGGGTGAGATGGGGCTTCGGGATTCCAGCTTGATTGCCAAGACCCTCAAGGATTTGCAGGATGTGGGCAAGGACCTGACTGTCGCAGGGAAAGTAAGCAGGGGCGCAGAGAAACTAACAAACCTTGTTGGTAACGTTGGCGGAGTCGTGCCTCTCATGCAGGCGTTCGAGAAAGTATACGCTGAGTCAGACTCATTTTTTAAAGTCATGGGGGTCTTGGGTGAGCGGTCCCGCTACGGTACAGCGATTGGCAAAACAGTAGACATCAACAACGTACCCGAGGCCGTGAAGCAATCCTTTTTGGATGCGGGTCTTGTGTCTCGGCTCTCGGCTGGCCCCGACAGCAAGATGACATTCTTGGATATGATGTCTGCTCAAGCGGTCAAAGAAACTATGCCCATGTATAACCGGATCGGGAACCTCGTTCGGAACCTCGACCGCATTCCTATCTTGGGTAACTTCACCTCGTTTGCCGCAGAAAACATCCGCAACTCTGCCAACACTTTGTCTCGTGGTATGAAGGAACTAGGCTACAAGGTTGATCTGGACTCGGCTGCAGGGCAGGCGCTTTTGAGCGACCCAAATATTGGAGAAGAGGGTATCAGGAACCTTGAGCGGTCCATCAGGGGCATCGGTTCTCAACGCCTGACATCCTATCTGGCTGTATCAACGGCCCTTCCTTATGCGGCAACCAGAGCGTCTATGATTGCAACAGGAACCACGCAAGAGGAAATGGATGCAGCGCAAGTTCTAAACCCTGACTACACCAATGGTCACCAGTTAATTGTTCTGAACAACGATCACCGTGGCAAGATGCAGTTTGCTGACCAGAGTTACGTTGCACCGTTCTCGTTTGTCACTGACCCTGTTCGCGCTGCACTACAGGCGTACCAAGAGAAGGGCGTTCTTAACAAGTCGGAGGCCGAGAAGATTGCGTCCGCTGCCTTTGCTGGATTGAGTGGGTACGCAGAGCCGTTCGGTTCTGAATCGTTGTTCTTTGAGCGGCTGCGCAATGCGCTGCCTTCTGACAACCCCATCGGCAGGGGCGGTAGAACCCCGCAAGGCGCTCCTATTTGGGATGACGGCGATGATCTTGGAACAAAAATTAGTCGTGGGTTTACCCATGTGATGGGCGGCTTTGAGCCAGCGTATATCAGAGAGATTGTTACCGAGAAGAACGGTAAGATCGAAGGGGGCAGGGCCTTCCGTGCAGCAACCGATACACCAACAGGTACGGGTGTACAGTACAACGCGGAGGCGGAGCTTGCTCGGGCCATCACTGGGTTCACGCCCATCGAATTAAACCTGCGCAAAGACTTTAACTACAAAGGTTCGGAGTATTTAAACCTGCGGTCTGGTGCCAAGACCCAAGCGTCTCGCGCCATCAAACAGAACTTTACTTCTCCAGAGGATATGGCTGACGCATGGAATGGATATCTTGATAACTTGTACAGAGCGCAAAGCAGTATGTACGCCAAGATTCTAGCAGCACGGCAAGTAGGTCTTTCAGATCAGCAAATCCGCAAGGAGTTGGTACAGAAGGCTGGTCTTGGTGCAGCGGAAGCAAACATCATCATGCGTGGAGAGTTCTACCCCGGAATGGTGAGCAAGGAAGTAATCAAAGAGGTTGCTCTTGAGGTTCGTGAGGATCAGCCACGGGTTACAGAGCGTCCGGACTATGCAATGCTGAACCGTTTGTCTAACGAACGCATGCGTCAGCCACTGTCACCTGTCCCTGAACCGGAGCCAGAGGTAGCGGAGGGCGTCACAGCGTCCATACAATCGCCTGTAGAGGCCCCTATCGCTCAGGCGCAGCAAGTGGCCCCCGCTCCAGCTAACCCCGCTCCTACGGTCCCTGCAGCGGCTCCCGTGCAGCAAGCGGATACAGGCTTGCGTCAGTTCATTCCGTCCACACTACTCGGGGACTTCCGTAATATGGACATCGCCCGAAGACTTGGGATGGGACAGTAGGTTTAGCGTCTCAAAGGCGGGATTCCCTATATATATATTAATAGGAGATCCCGCCTTTGAGAGCGTTTTTTACCCTACCTCGCCCCAGTTACTACCCAACTCCTCATCCACCTTGGATGGTACTTTCAGAACGTCATCAAGACCGTGCTCCATGATCTCGGTAATGCGTGACGCTTGCTTCTGATCCTGTACCGAGAAGCACAGTTCGTCATGCACCGTGAGAGATGGAACCAGACCCTCGTTATAGCAATCCAACATCGCCCGTTTGGTTTGGTCGGCGGCTGATCCTTGGATCAACTTGTTGAGTGCCTTGTATGTAAACGCCCTGCGTAAATTCATGCCGTGCTTTTTCTGCGCATCCTCTAACGGGAGCGGCTTCTCATACCCGTAGGTGCGCGGCTCCCATAGATGGAAGCGGCAACGCCTACCAAGCAACGTGCGTATCGAACCATGCTTGGATGCCTGTACACTTGCCAGTTCCGCAAGCCCCTTAACAAACGGCACCTTCGAATGGTGCGTAGCCAGCAATGCCTTGGCCTCGTCCGGCGTGATCGACAACTGAGCAGCCAGCTTTGCAACTCCCATGCCATACATGATCCCAAGGTTCACGGTCTTGGCTTGCTTGCGTGTAATCCCTGCGAAGTCTGCCACCATCTGGTGCAGATCGACATCCCCCGAATGGTACTCTTTAACAATCTGATCCACCATGTCATGCCTATGCACACCTGACACGCTTGCCGCAAAGTGAACCAAGAGCCTTGGCTCCTGACTAGCGTAGTCAAACGAACCCCACTGGCATCCGTCCTCCGGAATGAACAAGCCTCGTATCAGCTTCTTGATGTCCGGATCACGCGCAGGGATTTGCTGCAGGTTTGGGTTTGAGGACGAAAACCGTCCGGTTACCGTGCCTCCGTCATCGCTCCGTAGCTGGTGGAACTCGCAGTGTATGCGTCCGTTATGACTGTGCCGCTGTATGGTTTCAATAAACGTACCGTCTGCCTTGTCAAACTCGCGCAGCTTTACGATAGCCTGAGCCACTTCGTTCGGGTGAGAGGACAGGTATTGTTTGGTGAAGGACGGTGCGCCAGTTTCCGTGCTTGGATACGATAGGTCCAAAGCCTCAAAGACTTTCTTCACTGACTCTGCAGCCCACGGTTCTATCTTCACCCCGCTCTTGTAGTCTATAAAACCCTTGAGCGTATTGACTTGCTTCCGCAGAGCGGTCCTAGCTTGATCCGCCTTGTCCAGATCAACACGCACCCCTTTCTTACGCATCTCCAACATCAAAGGTATGAGGCCCGTTTCCAAATCAAAGATTGCGCCCAAGTCTTGTTCGCTGATCTCTATCTTGAGCCGATGCCAAAGCTTCAATGTCATGATTGCGTCCTGCTCTGCATACGCACCAACGTACATCGGAGGCAGACGCCACATCTCTGACTTAGGATCAAGGCCAAAGTCTTTTGCCGCAGCGCGTAACATCTTCTCGTTCTTACGCATGTCAATCCAATCGCGGCCTAGATTGTTGAGGCTGTAAGAAAACCTGTTCTCATCTATCAAAGGAGCGGCAACCATCGTGTCGATGATCCGGCCCTGTACCTCTATGCCCTCCGCGTATAGCCAACCTGCATCATAGGTTGCATTGTGCATGATCTTATCAATCCGAGGTGTAGCCATCTGCTTTTTAAACCAACGCAGCGTCATCTTAGGATCAAGATTGTGTCCGTTCTGGTGACGAATAGGAAAGTAGCCAGCGTAATCCCCCGCTGCTACCGCAATGCCCACGATATTCCCGTCACCCCTAGCCCATCCGGGGCCAAGGGTGGTAAGGTTTGGGTCTCTCGTCTCAAGGTCCACGGCTATTTCTTTGTAGCCTGTCAGATCAGGGAACTCGAACGGGATGTTCCAATCGGGGTCCAAGTTATCCATTTCCATTCGCTCAAGAAAGCTTATGGTCTTATCTTTTTTCGCCATTTGATAAACCTATTTCTGCGCCCAGTGCGCTGTAACCTGCCTTGTCCACCCACGAGTCTTGATGCGATGTATCGTTGAGCAGCCGTGTTGTCTTCAACCAATCCATCATCAGCGCGACATGCGTGGGACTGAGAGGTGCGAACTTACCGTTCTGTTTGATAGCTCTCGAAACAATGATGTTCCACCCTGCAGCAATGGCATTGAACGATTGAGCCGCATCCCCGTAATCCTCCTGTCGGTCCCCTGAAATTAAAGACTTTGCTTTGTCTAATACCTGATCTCTTTTCATAACATATACCTATACCGTTTGTCGGATTCCAGAATGTGTAGGTTCTCTTTGGTCCTAGTCACGGCAACATAAAACACCCTATGCTCCGCGTCTGGGTTCTTCCCTTCCAGACAAGCCTTCGTGGACCCTAGATACACCAAGCAATTCTCGTCCTCCCCACCCTTCATACCGTGAATGGTTGAGATTTTAATACGAGGCGTGTCAGTAATTCTTTCGCCTCGTGCCTCAATCGACTGTATGTATAACCTGTCCTCCGTCCCGAGGTTCATCACGTCCGTGGCAGGGCGATCTATCGGAGCAACCAAACCAAACTCAGAAACAAGTTCGTCGTATGAAAGCATAGCGTCATCCGCTGCAGCATCCAACAACCCAGTAGCACCCCGCTTAACAACCCGATAGTCCCCCATCTTCGGAACGTTCTTATACAACTCCTTAACCCGCATGCGACTGACACGCTCTCCAGCTTGCAGCTTCCGCCATACGTCAATGCCATCGGCTACCGCTTCGCTCACGCTTGACCGACCGCGAAAACTATACAGGTAACCATACTCCCTGACCTGCTTTGCCATTTCCCAAGCATAGGAGTTAGTACGTGCCATCAAGGTCCACGATCCCTCATCCATAGGCACCGTCTCAAAGTTCATGTGGTACGTGACCTTACCCTCTCGGTCTGTCGGTTCGAACTCCTTGGAGATGCGATTGTCTATGCGCTTCACAATGCGTTGGGACAGATCATGCACTACCCGTGGCATCCGGTGCGACTGACTCAACACAGTCTGTTTATTAGATGCTGACAAGAATTTGTTTACATCAACGCCTGTCCATTCGTGGATAGCCTGATCGTCATCCCCTGCAATGATAGTTTGCGTGGCATGCTCCGACATCTTTGAGACCATCTGCCATTGTGACGGCGTTAAGTCTTGGGCCTCGTCAACAATCAATACGTCTAGCTCCGGAGGAGTAACAATCTCCACATACCGAGAAATGAAATCCCCAAAGTCTAGCTTGGCTTCCTGCGTCTTGTACTTGGTTAGTGTGGCCTCGACATTCTCCAGCTTGGAGAAGGCAAGACTATGGTTGCCCGAGTCATTGAACTCCTGTTCAAGAGAAACCAAACGCGACCGCGCTCTGTCGATTATGTTTAAGTACTGAGCGCCGGACCCCGAGAGCATTGTCTTAGGCAAACCGTCTGCCACATCAACCCCGTCCTTCGCCAAGAGATCAAGACGCAAGATGCCCGATAGCTTCCTGTAGTCATCAGCCCCCATAACATCAGCCGTCTGCAGACCAAGGCCGTGAAAGGCCGTGGCATGCAACGTCCTGCAATGCGGCAACTCCTTTGGCTTGAGGTTAAACTTCAAGCAAGCCCGTTCCATCGCTTCCTGAATTGACTTGCGAGTGAAAGAAACAAACGCAAATCTATGGGGCGCACCGCCATCCTCAAAGTAATCGTTCACCCGCTCCATCAACGTGTAAGTCTTCCCAGTTCCGGGCGGTCCCAGTATCAGTTCACTATTCGTAATCATCTTCCCTAGCCCTTTCGTTTACCCATTGTTCCACTTCGCTCAGAACCCAACGCTTGGTCTGTCGCTGCTTGGGGTTCATAGGCCCAAGCATTATGGGCCGTGGAAATTGGCCCAGTTTTACCCACTTGTAGAGAGTTGAGGTCGATACTCCCAAAAGTTTTGCAACCTCAGACACCCTTAACAAACGGTTAGAAGGGGATGTCATTTGGAATCTCCTTTACATCTAATTCTACATCCGTTTCCTCGAACGCAGGCACACGCCAAACACGCGCCGTTGTTCTCTTTCCATCAGCCTTGCGATAGTTCAGCTTGTATTCTGCATCCTTGCCACCGTTCAGCTTCTTTAACGCTTCCGTAACCTCGGCCCTTGTGTAGTGAGTGAAGTTTCGATTGCGCAAATACTCCATGAGACCCGCGATCATGAACGAGGTAAACCCGTCCTCGGTCCACGGCTTCCCATGCGTAACCTCTTCTGCCTGTACCGCCCGTATCCTACTGGTGCAGTACATGCGTAGATGATCTTTAAACTGTCCCGAGTAAGTTAGTTCTTCCGGAACCTCTATGCGTGTGGAGTTCACCATCAACGCAGAGATCAACATCTGCCACTTGGCAGGTCGCATATTGGGCGGCATAAGACTAAGCTGATCCATGCATGCCCGTTGAAACAGCGTCTGGTTCTGTAGCTGCTCCGTTGATAGCTGCACCCTACGCCCTGTCACATCCAAGAAGTGCAGACGAGGCTCCGACAACATGGTCACAAGACCGCCCAACTTGGGCGCGTCCGGCATGTCATCCCCCACACCATACTTTCTGGTGCGGCATACGTCCGGATCACAGTAGCTTTTGATTGGCTCTTGCTTGCAAGTGTAGAAATAATCCTTCTTGCCTACCGATTTCTGCAGCGCAGACATCTCAGAAGCAGGAAGAGGTTGGTCTGTTAGCTCCCTGTTCATCTGCTCTAGCTTCTGGGGCCAATCATCGGCCCACTTCTTACGGCAGTACACCCCACAGTTGAAGAGAGTTGTGTTCCTGTCACTTGAGATTGCACCCTGAGAACACATGTGCTGCAAGCATGGTGGTCCGTCAAAGAAATCTTCCTTGCCCCCAAGTCTCAAAGCTTCCAGAGTATCTATCGTGGTGACAGACTTCTCTGCGTGATCCAAGAAATCGTCTAACTCCAACGCCTCGACTTTGCTATCGAAGCAGTATCGAACCGTCTCCTCTGCCTTGAAATACGGCAGGTTAATAAAGTTACCAACGTCCCCTTGCTCAGATAATATCGTGTCTTGTTTGGGGAAAATCTCTGACCCAGAGAAACCCAACGCAATAGACATCTCGGTCAGGAACTCTCGCACCACCGCCGCTGGCTCTCGTTGCTCAAGAAACAAATACAAATGCGCCCCGCCCGACTTCGAACGGCAGTGAGACAATGGGAACTTTAACTTAGTAATCTTTTGCTGAAGCTGCTTGTGATCCAGATCGTAGACGTCAATGTCAATGCAACCAAAGCGGCATGCGTTGTCTTCGTCTATCGGTATAGACCCAACACCTAACGAGCCATCTAAATGCTCTTGCATAGCCTCCTCGGTAATCGGATCACGCACAATCCAACTATCGGCTTCGGTCTTACCGTTCCGTCCAACACGTTTTATTTTTGTAGAGCCATACGCCACCCGCGAACCCGCGAAGATAGCCAGCATCCTACTAGCTTGTGTCATTGCGATAATCCTTGAGAAAGTGAGGAGCGTTTCGCAGTGCGAATCCTAGCCCACGCCCCTCTAAAGCAGCCTAAAACGGGATGTCTTTGTCCCGTTTATCGGAAGGCGGAGTTGCGGAGGTTTCACCCTCCGGTGCTGCTTTAACTTCACCCGCTGCAACAGACTGTCTAAACAGCCTTGCCTCTTGCAACAGGTCGCGCTCTTTAACCAAGCCTTCTTTCTCAACGGCCCAGTTATTCCAAGTCCCTTGGTCATTGCTCTCCTCGACAGAGCGTAGACGCCAAACCGTGGCAAAGACCGCCGGAGTAACCATCGCACCCGACTTGGGATGCTTGACTTTCTGCATGGCGATCTGCGTTTTCCAACGGCGGCTTACCTTGAGTTGAGTAGACTTCATGTCTACCACTGCAGGTTGGTAAGAGCCGTCATCATCTACAACCAACACGAAATGCTGGTCAGACTTCACCAGTTCATTGCCGCTCGGCAACATCTCCTTGGACCCCGACCGTGTTGTTTGCGTCAGGACAGGATCATTCGCGGCAATCTCACCTTGAAAACCACCGCCCAACTCTCGCGGCACGAACTCAAGGTACTTGGTGCATTGGTAACAAGGGATTACACGTATCCCCTCCTCCCCGTTCCACACCTGAGATGTGACGTTGTTAAACGCATCACCTTGCTGCGCACCCTCAATGTGTTCAGCATTGCGTTTGTTTAGCTGTGGAGACATAGCCTGAAGCAACCGAACAAACGGTATCTGCATCTCGCTACTGTCAAATGAAGCACCTTCACCCGCAGTGTCAAAGATATCGTCCATTACGTCTGTGCTTAACTCTGCACTTTTTTTATTTGCTACCGCGTTACCCATTTTTCTTCTCCTGCTCTTTAATCTGTCGCTCAATCTCCCGATCTTCAAGAGCGTCTTCTGCATCTTGAATCATCTGATCCTCAATGGCTTGGTCCTCATCAAACTCCGGCTCGTCATTGTCCATGAATCCACCGTACTCATCGGTGTATTCCTCACCGTCTTTTTCCATCTGCTCAATAAGCATCTGTTTAATAGCACCCATTATGCTTTCCTCCGGATTTCTGCTGCGTTTGCGATGAATGCCCCAAACATGTCGAGGTCAATAGGCTTCCCGTCCGTCACGCGCTCTTTAATGAACGCTTTCAATGTGGAGGGATGAACGTGGGTCTTGGTGTTCGGTTCGAAACCACGATCATTTAAGATGCCAACAACATCCTTTGCCATGTTGTCTTGGCCCTTGCCAAACGAGCATATGACATCGTTCTTTATAATGTCATCAAGCCCCTGCTCACGAAGCCACGCATAGGCTTCCTCTCTTCGCGCAACTGGGATGCTGGCGTGAACCATCATCTTACGCTGCACAGTCAAGCCGTCTACATCAAGACGCTCAACGCCCATCTCATCCATGAGTGATGGTATCTGTTCAACTGATAGCTTGTGCTTCTCAGCCTTCAATGCTTTCAAGTGCGCTTCGATATCGGCAATCTCTGTTTCGATCCCGCGCATTGTACGCACTAGATCACTGAGGTTTTTCCCAGTGTCCGTGTCAACTCCAGCCAACGCTTGGCCTTCGTCAAACATGTCATCAAAAATATCGTTCATAAGTTCATCCTCTTCAGGGTTGTGGTTGACGGGTCAGATTATTATCTGTAAAACAATAACCAATCCGTAAAATAGACAATAATGGAGGACGTCATGGATTTCAAGTACAATTTTAAAAAAAATCCGTTCGACCATCAACGGGATGCGTTGACGGTTGGGCTTACCCGCCCAGAGTTCGGGTACTTTATGGAGATGGGAACCGGAAAGTCTAAGGTTCTTATAGATAATATGGGCATGCTGTTTCTAAGGCACGACATAGACTTCGCCTTGGTCATCGCACCAAAGGGCGTGTATCGAAACTGGGTAGAGAAAGAAATACCGGAACACATGTCCGATAGCGTGGACTATCGCGTAATACGCTGGGTTACAGGCGGTAACAAAAAGCAACAGGAAGAAATGAGATCGGTCCAAGAACCGTTCGAGGGCCTAACGATCTTCGTTATGAACGTCGAGGCTTTCAGTTCCGTCAAAGGCAGAACCGCAGGGGAATGGTTTGCTAAACGCTTCGGGTCTCGTGGTCTTATAGCCGTGGATGAAAGCACCACCATTAAAAACCCCAAGGCCAAACGAACCAAGGCCCTGCTCAAGATAGCGCAGGAGTTTAGATTCAGACGGCTGCTTACCGGATCACCCGTCACTAAAAGCCCGATGGATATCTGGTCACAAGCGGAGTTCCTACGGTCGGGACTCATGGGCTTCGAATCATACTGGGGTTTCCAAAGCCGATACGCCGTCATGCAAAAGGTTAAGATGGGTGCCGCTGCTTTCACGCAGATACTAGGCTATAAAAACTTGGATGAACTAACCGACCGGATTGATTCGTTCTCCTTTCGGGTACTCAAGAAAGATTGCCTCGACTTGCCCGAGAAAATATACACGGTGCGTAACGTAAGCATGACCCCTGAGCAACGCCGCATGTATGAAGAGATACGAGCAAACGCTATGGTCCTATTTGAAAACGGCGATATGACCACGGCCCCCGCTGTAATCACCCAACTCCTGCGCATGCAACAAGTTATGTCAGGCCATCTCAAAACAGATGATGGTGACATGATAACCTTTCCCTCAACCAGATTAGATGCGCTGCTTGAAATAGTAGAAGAACACCAAGGCAAAGCCATAATCTGGTCACGGTTTCGACACGATATCAAAGCTATCACCGAAGCCCTCAACAAAAGATTTGGGGATGGTTGTGCCGCCGCATACTTCGGTGACACGTCCGACGATAAGCGAAGTCAAATCGTCAGGGACTTTCAACACGGTGACACGATCAGGTTCTTCGTAGGCAATCCCGCAACCGCAGGGTACGGTCTGACATTGACCGAAGCTAACCTCGTGGTCTACTATGCTAACGACTTCAACCTCGAAACTCGGATACAATCAGAAGACCGCGCTCACCGCATCGGGCAACATAACCCAGTAACATACGTCGATCTAATCACAGAGAAAACGATTGATGAAAAGATCGTTAAATCTTTGAGAGGCAAGATCGACATCGGTGCCGTGGTCCTTGGAGAAAAAGCAAGAGAATGGCTGACCGTATAAAAAAACCCGCAACCCATGAAGACGTCATCGAAACAATGGTGGACTTTAAAAAAGGGTTGCGGACCCTCGACACTGGAGCCACGGTCCTGTCGGAACAAACAGGCTTGACCGAAGATATCGCAAGGGCTTATCTAAAAGGGTTAAAGAAATCTAGCCTCAACGTCACACAGATACGAGGTTACAGTAAAGAAAAACCCGAAGCCCTTGCAGGTAAGAAGGGCAAATGGAACGAGGCCCGACGATAAAATCGGACCTCGTTCTGTCGTTTATAGAAGAAAAAACCCTCGCAACTATCATTGCAAGGGCCTCAATCTAACTGACATCAAGGAGACCAATCCTCGACTTCATCTTATACCATATAGTATAAATCTTAGGGGTCAAGCTCCTCCTTAAACTTATTTATAATCAACGATAACTGCTGAAGCATGGACCGCCGCTCTTGTGCAGCGATCCGCCTTAGAATCTCCAAGTCTTTCGCCATGATCGTCACCGTTGCGTATTTTTTATCTTCAGCCTTCTTCAATCGACTTCTCCATGTCTATTACTTCCTTTGATGTCGGAGGAAAGAACGGTGCAGAGGTCAATGCCCATCGAACAAACGAACCCCTAGCAGAAAGCCCCGGACGTTGGTGCGTAATGCTCTTCACAACCCTGCCTTGGTTAAACAAGCGGTGTAAAGAATTGCTCACCATTTGACCATCTATTTCATGGTCCTCCTGCAGTTCATACGCTATCTCCCCACACAACCAAGCGTCCTCGTTCACATCGTCGTGCGTCTCACTTAGTATATCTAGCACCAAGCGATCAACCTCGTCTGAGTCCATAACACGCCTTGCGGGTTCCTGTATTGGGGCAGGAGCCTTGCTGTTTGCTCCTGATCCAACGGCCCTCCAAGGAGTTCGGTCCCTCTGTTCGTGGGCGTTTGGTACAACCACAAACGTTTGAAACGAACCCTCCTCTAAGCTATGCTTCTTGGCAAATATAGGATCAAAGAAAACACTTTCGCCCTCTGTATTAACCCCAAAGCCATGCCCCTGCGGAAACATCTTCTCCACATAAACATCCTGATATTCTATTAAGCCTTTTAATTGTTGCATTGTTCCTCCTAATGCATTGTTGTTGCGTCACCAGACGCTTTTTTACACTGAGCTATTACGTTGATACCCATCATCTCACGAGCGTCTTCCGGCCCGTGAACATCAATCATCATATCAACCAATATCCCAAACATGACCGGAACCATCAGTTCCGGATCACGTTTCTCTTCGTGAAGCTCCGATAGAAACTCCCCGAACCTCTCAACACAGTCCTCAAACTCTTCCTCAGACCACGCGCCCTTATCTGTAACAACAGTTACCATCATTCTTTCCTTCGTCGTAAGATGTCTCGGGCTTGCCGTATGGTTAGCCCCGCCGCTCTTGCGGCTTCCTGTATCTCAACACCCTCATCCACCAAAGAAAGGAAAGCAACTGTCTCACGCCTCGGTTGCCTTCCCGAATGCTCAGAAAGATATTTCTGCCCAAACTTCTGACTGCCCCCGTTGTGATCCATCATGCGCTTGTTATCCGACGCCGCTATGGTGAGGTACTGTATTCTTCGCTCGTGTGGGGTCATTCAATCACCTCCTCGTCTTCTTCTAACCCAAGATTAATGTGAATGATCGGCCTGAGAATTACCTTCTCATCGTCTGTGCCAAAGGTTTCGGGTGACACCCACATAACAGGCATAATCGTTAGTATATCTCCTGCTGTTACACGCTTGTTCAAACCCTGAATGGACATAAGACAATCCCCTCGTGGCCTTCTGTATAACCTGATCTCTGTCTCCGGATATTCATCGTGCAACTTACCATCGTCAAGATGACCTATAAGCACCCTCTTAGAGCCGTTGGGAATGGTATCGTACCCAAACTCTGGGAAGTGCTCTCTTAACAACGCCTGAACGCTCTTATTGGCGTCTATGATGCTCTTGTTAAGCATCCTCTGTGTGATCTTGATCGTTGCCTTCATTCCTTCTCTCCCTTCCATGCACTGTGGGCATCAACGCCCATGTTGAAAATAATCTCATGCCGTAAATCCTCGACCACAACGTCAGAAAATATATCAGCATCAGGGTTTAACTTTATGTCCTCCTCAATCTTCTTGGATATCTCTTCCAACCTCTCCACAATGTAATGAGCGCATACCCTAGTCATATGGATCACCTATTTTCTCCCCAACAACCTTGTAATAGTTTTCTGCTAACTCTGAGTAAAAGTTAGATAAATCTTGCAACTGATCACTCCACTCAGACGTGTCTAAAATGTCGTGAATACGCCTATAAACGTATTTAACAGTCATTAAGGGGCTATCGTCAGCGTAAACCTTGTCAAAGTGAAATCTCATACGTTCCGGACCCGCCTCCTCAACCGGAGACACGCTACAGTCAAACGTCCTCGAATAATCCCGCGTCATAGATCGAACTAACGTAAGAGCATGGCCCTCGCTCAATGCCTCAACCTCTCGAAAGATGTCCCTCGTGTCTTGGCCCCTCGTGCCATAACGTAACCAAACCTTGTACTTCATGCTTCCCTCAACTCCTCATGCAAACGTGTGATAATAGACGCTAACGCCGCACCCAAATGATTGCGATCACAGTTCAGTACAGCGTCCTGAACGTCCCATATGTTGGGGTTGGCGCTGCATGATAGCGGGTGATGCTTTTTGTCGCTCTCATCGTCGGTTGCACCCACTTGGTACTCGTTCAAGAATTTTAACAGGCTCGATTTATTGGTTGGCACTTCAATGTAATCAAAGGCACCAAACTGTTTGGCGTCACATTGAGTACCTACCCAAGCACCCTCGTTGTTTGTGTATAGTCTCATTCCCATTCCTTTCTATCGTCTTCCTCTTCATAGCCGCGATAGTAATCCGCAACCTGCTCATCGGTCATGTCAGTAACCCTCGGACCCGTAACAATGCCCTCCGGATACCAATGCGGGTCCGGACGCCGCCAATAATAAGCGTCCGCACTGCCACGATCATACGGTGATTTTATCATGCTCTTTCCTCCAACCCATGCTTCCTGCGAACGCGCTCCAATGCCCAAAC